TCTTGACTCCGACAACGACTCAAAAAAAAAAAAGATACCAAAGACGATGATCTAGATGAGTTCAGCGGAGCATCAGCAGGCGGGGGAGGACCAGCTACACCAGTTGGAACAGGTCCTGACGGCAGAGACTCTAGTGGAAAGGCTGCACGACAGAGAGCAATTGATGCTAATAGAAGATTCTTTGGTGGAGGAAAAAGCTCTGATTCCTGGATGGTTTATCCGACAAAGGGATACTAATTCTTGAACATTCGTGAATTTGGCTGTATGTTTAAATTGTGATCTTGTTATATCACAAAAATATTGCCAATTTACCAGTTTAAAAATTTAGGAGGTTAACATGGCATTTGACAGAGAGGCCTTAAAGCGTCGGCTAGACGCCTTGAGTGGAAATAGAAGAAAGAAGTCTTCAACCTGGAGACCTACAGAGGGTGAGGATTCTACTATCCGCATTCTTTCATTTCCAGATAATGATGGTCAGCCGTTTAAGGAGCTTTGGTTCTACTATAATATCGGAAATAACCCAGGACTTCTTGCACCCTATCAGTTCGACGANAAGGATCCNATTCAGGAGCTAATTACAAAGCTTCGTTCTGATGATAACCGTGAGTCCTATGAGCTTGCAAAGAAGCTTTATCCAAAGATGAGAGTCTACGCTCCAATTATCGTCCGAGGAGAGGAGGATAAAGGTGTTCAGATCTGGGGATTTGGAAAGATGGTATACCAGTCCCTTCTCAATATTATGCTTGATGAGGACTATGGTGACATCACTGATCCAGAAAACGGTCGTGATGTCAAGGTTGTTTGTAATCGAGAGGCGGGAAGAAAGTGGGCAACAACTACTGTACGACCCAGGGGAAGGGTGTCTGACCTCTCATCCAATAAGAAGCAGGGGTCAGAGTGGATGACTAACATTCCTGATCCAACAAAGATGTATGAGTGTAGATCCTATGACGAACTCACGAAGATCGTTAATGACTGGCTAAACGCTGACACGGACGATGACTCAACAGGAACAAGTATGGGCGGTCCATCAGACAAGCCTAGTACAAGTGATTCGACAGGGTCTGGCTATAAGTCATTAGATGCTGCCTTTGCTGATCTAATGGATTAGTAATTAAACGAGGAGAGGGGGTAATCTCCTCTCCTCGTGGTTTNAAACTACTATTTCTAAACATCAGGAGGGTATATTTTGTCAAAGTCAGTAGATTTTACTAGTGATCTTATTAAGTCACTGAATAAGGAGCACGGAAGCCGTGTAGCATATAATCTAAGTCAGGACATGTCTCCCACACATGTAAAACGATGGATTAGCACTGGCTCTAAGCTTTTAGACTATATTTGTTCAAATAGAAGAGATGGCGGGCTTCCAGAGGGAAGAATTATTGAAATATTTGGTCCGCCGTCAATAGGAAAGTCTCACATCGCCACACAAATAGCACGTACCACCCAGAATATGGGTGGAATAGTTGTGTATATTGACACTGAAAACGCCACATCTGTTGAAAATTTAAAGATGCTTGGAGTTGATGTCTCCAATAGATTTGTCTACGTTGACACACACTGCACAGAAGAGGTTCTTTCTATTGCTGAAGCGACTATCATGAAGGCAAAGGCAATGGACAAGGATATTCCGGTAACTATTGTATGGGACTCTGTGGCTGCATCTTCTCCAAAGGCAGAGCTTCTAGGAGACTATGACAAAGAGTCAATAGGGCTACAGGCACGTGCGATTTCTAAGGGAATGAGAAAGATAACCGGCGTCATTGCAAATCAGAATGTACTGTTCGTAATTCTTAATCAGATAAGAACTAAGATTGGCGTGATGTATGGTGATCCTGATACAACACCAGGTGGGAAAGCGATCCCATTTCACGCGTCAACAAGAATCAAGCTAGGGGCTGGGCAGCAGATAAAGGACGGCGACGATGTCATTGGAATCCATGTCTCAGCAAAGACTATTAAAAATAAAGTAGCACCCCCATTCAGAAAGATTGACTTTGAGATTCACTTTGGTGTAGGAATTAAAGAGCATGAGCAGGTTTTCGATCTATTGAGAAAAAACGGTGCTGAGGCAATTGGTAAAAATCGTGTAGGTGTTTCTGGAACAGGATCCTGGAAAACATTTTCTGTGATAGATTGTGATACAGGTGAATCTATTATTGAGAAGAAATTTCATAAATCAGACTTTAATGACATAATGATGAATCAAGAGTATAAAGGATATATTGACGACCTTTTAGAGGCTGTAATGGTTAAGAAGTTTAGTGAGGATCCTGACATTGACATTGAATCGTATGAAGAGGTTAGGTCAATAGCTCTAGAGGCTGAGTAGGAAGTAGATGTGAGTCAGATTAGGCCTGTCGTTTTAGTTGACGCCTTCAATCTTTTTATTCGACACTTTGTTGCACATCCAGCAATGAATGACCATGGAAGTCATGTCGGAGGAATTGTTGGGTTTATTAATGCTCTAAGGAGAATTAGCTCTGAGATGACACCTTCAGACATCGTAGTTGTGTGGGAAGGTGGGGGCTCAAAGAAGAGAAGAGATATCTTATCTACATACAAGATGAGCAGAAGACCTCAGAAGCTAAATAGATTTTATGATGATGAGAATATTCCAAACACAATTGAGAATAGGAATGATCAAGTTGCTTTTTTGATAGAAGCTATAAAGATGCTACCTGTGATCCAAGCGTATATTCCTGACTGTGAGGCAGATGATGTTATCGGCTATCTTTCAAGATATAAGTTTAGAAATATGAACAAAGTTATAGTATCTTCTGATAGAGACTATTATCAGCTTTTAGATGAGAAGACAATAATATACTCACCAACATGGAAAAGATTTGTCACAAAGAAAGAGGTGATTAATAAGTTTAACATCAGTGCCTCAAATTTTTGTCTTGCTAAGTCGATTTGCGGAGATCCCTCCGACAACATCAAAGGTGTAAAGGGCGCAGGATTTAAAACAATTTCTAAACGATTTCCAGATCTTTCAGGAGAGAGTGACTGTACAATCTCAGAGGTGCTGGAAATTTCTAAGAAAAAACTACAAGAGAAAAACTCACCTAAGATCTTCAAAGAAATAGTTAATAATGAGAGACTGATTAGAAGAAATTGGAAGCTAACATATCTTGACACATCAAATCTTGCACCCACACAAATTGAAAAAATTGAAAATTGTATTGATACTTTTAGCCCTTCACCTAATAAAATATCACTAATCAGGATGATGATAAAGAATGGAATTCAGAATCTTGATATTGATCAACTATTTTTATCGATGAGGAATATTGGAAAACGTAATAATGATGAGTGAATTTGCTTCTGAGGGTGTATCACACTTTAAACAATACGGTAAGTCATTTCAGGAGAAAATCTTTCAGTGTTTGATCACTGATAGAAACTGGGCAACCCAGATGACTGAGGTTATGACCCCATCGTACTTTGACCTTAAATATCTTAGATATTTAACAGAGAAATATTTCTCATATCACTCAAAGTATAAGGACTTTCCCACTCTGCCTCTCTTAATTACAATTATTAGAGATGATCTTAGAGAGGGAAAAGATATTATCATAAGAGATCAGATTGTTGAATTTCTGCATAGAGTTCGGATGAATCCAGCAATAGGGGATCTTCAATTTGTCAAGGACAAATCACTTGATTTTTGTAAGCAGCAGGCGATGAAAGAAGCACTGGAGGAGGCTGTTGAAAGAATCTCTGATGGAAAGCTTGAGTCTGTGATGGACCTAATGAGGCATGCCCTTTCTGTGGGAATTCCAGCATCTATCGGTCATGATTTTATGGAGGATGTTGAGGCTAGGCTTGTTCACATAAGCAGAAATACATGTCCAACAGGAATCCCTCAGCTTGACAGAAAGGATATTTTGAATGGTGGACTCGGACGAGGCGAGATAGGTGTTGTTGTAGCAAATACTGGGGTGGGAAAGAGTCACTTTCTCGTTAGCATCGGAGCAGAGGCACTCCGTAGAGGAAAGAATGTAGTACACTATACATTTGAACTTTCAGAAACAGCTGTCGGTCTAAGGTATGATTCTAATTTTTGTAATATTCCAAGTAATGAGGTAGTCAGTAGAAAGAAAGAAGTTCTTAAACAATATGAAGAAATGGATCTTGGAAGATTAATTATTAAAGAATACCCAACAGGATCTGCGACTGTAATGATGATTAGAAACCATCTTGAGAAACTATCTCTTAAGGGATTCGTGCCAAGCTTAGTCATAATAGACTATGCTGATATCATGAGATCATCTAGAAAGTATGACTCTCTTAGACATGAACTTAAATTAATCTATGAGGAATTAAGAAATCTTTCAATGGATATGAACATTCCTACATGGACAGCCTCTCAGGCAAATAGAGACTCAGCTAATTCTGACATTGTTGGTCTTGAAAATATGTCTGAAGCCTACGGAAAAGCCATGGTTGCTGATGTTGTCATTTCACTTTCTAGAAAGCCCATAGAGAAATCAAGCGGCATTGGTAGAATGTTTATTGCAAAAAATAGAGCTGGAAGAGATGGCATTCTATTTCCTATAAAAATGGACACTGCAAGATCAAAAATCATTGTTGTCGACAGTGATGATGAAATGACTCTCTCTGAGGCATTGAGTTCTGACAATAATGACATGAAGACCATATTGCGGAATAAGTGGAAAGAGATTAACAGTGATAGTTAGTCTGCAGTAAATTTTAAAAATATTGGAGAAACAGGTATATGAATAAACTCGATGATGTTATTAGTGCCTCAACAGAGTATTTTGGCGGTGATGACCTAGCGGCAAGCGTATTTTCTACAAAATATGCGCTGTGTGATAGATCTGGAAATTATCATGAAAAAACTCCTGATGATATGCACAGAAGAATAGCACGTGAGTTTTCAAGAATTGAAAATAAATATCTTAATCCGATGCCTGAGGAGGAAATCTATGGATTGCTTAAGGATTTTAAGTATGTTGTTCCTCAAGGCTCTCCAATGGCTGGTATTGGTAATAATAATCAAATTCAGTCAATTTCCAATTGTTTTGTCATTGAGTCCCCTCACGACTCCTACGGGGGAATTTTAAAGTCAGATCAAGAATTAGTTCAGATAGCAAAGAGACGCGGCGGCGTAGGATTTGATATCTCAACACTAAGGCCTAAGGGCCTATCTACTGGGAATGCTGCAAGAACTACTGATGGAATAGAAGTCTTTATGGAAAGATTTTCTAACTCTACTAGAGAGGTTGCACAGGGAGGAAGAAGAGGGGCATTAATGATAACTATTTCTGTTCATCATCCTCAAATTGAAGACTTTATAAATATCAAGAGAGATAGAAAGAAGGTCACAGGTGCTAATATTTCCATAAGGCTTTCTGATGAATTTTTAACTGCAGTTAGGGAAAGAGCTGATTTTCATCTAAGATTTCCAGTTGAGAAAGATGCTCATCACATAGTTGAGAGATGGCGAGATGCTAATGAAATCTGGAATCAAATTATTGAAGCTGCTCATGACTCTGCAGAGCCTGGTTTAATTTTTTGGGATTCTGTTATTAGAAATTCACCTGCAGATATTTATTCTGATGAAGGGTATGGAACAACATCTACAAACCCATGCTCAGAGCTTCCCCTTGCCCCCTACGATTCTTGCAGGCTGATGCTTGTCAATCTTATATCATTTGTTGACAATCCGTTTACACAAGATGCGTCATTTAATTTTGAAAAATTTTCTGATTGTTCAGTCAAAGCTCAGCGTCTTATGGATGACATGATTGATCTTGAAGTTGAACAAATTGATAAAATTATTAAAAAAATTAAAAATGATCCAGAGCCTGGAAATGTTAAAAAAATTGAAAGAGATATGTGGAGAACAATTCGAGATAAAGCATTGACAGGACGAAGAACCGGACTGGGTGTGACCGCAGTTGGAGATACACTTGCTTCTCTCGGAATACGGTACGGAAGTGAAAAATCTATAAGTGTAGTGGAAAAGATATATAAGACGCTCGCTGTCAGTGCCTATAGATCATCATGTATTATGGCAAAAGAGAGAGGTCCCTTCCCAATTCACAATCACATCAGAGAAGAGGGGCATCCATTCTTAGAGAGAATATGGGCTGAATGCGAGAAGACGCGCACTATGAATAAAGTGTCAGGTCGGAGGAATATTTCAATTTTAACAACAGCACCTGCTGGGTCTGTATCAACGTTAACACAGACAACGAGTGGCATTGAACCAGCATTTATGCTAAAGTATACTAGAAGAAGAAAGATTAGTCAGCTATCTGAGGGTGTACAGGCTGACTTTATAGACGATTTAGGCGATTCATGGAAAGAGTATGATGTATACCATCATGGATTTAAAAAGTGGATGGATATTTCTGGACAGTCTGAGATTGAAGCTTCGCCGTACTATATGTCAACAGCAAATGAAATAGACTGGAAGTCTAGAGTTAAGCTTCAAGCTGCTGCTCAAAGGTGGATTGACCATGGAATCTCTTCTACAATTAATCTTCCCAGCTCTGCAGAAGTTGAAGAAGTTAAGCAAATTTATGAGGCAGGATGGGAGCTAGGGTGTAAGGGAATAACTGTTTATCGTGACGGGTGTAGAACCGGAGTTCTAATTAATTCAGATTCTAAAAATAATAAAAAAATAAACTCTCATGAGTCTCAAAGACCCAAAGAACTTGAGTGTTCAATTCACCATGCAACCATTAAGGGTGAGGCATGGACAATACTTGTTGGCATCCTGGGAGGGAGGCCCTATGAGATCATGGGAGGCCTTCAGCGGTATATAGAGACACCAAAGAAATTTAAAAAAGGTGTGATCATTAAGCACCCGTACAAGACAAAGAATTCTAGATATGATCTAAGAATTGGTGGAGAGGAAGACGAAATATTAATCAAAGATATTGTTGCTGTATTTGATAATCCCAATCATGCAGGATTTACAAGAACTATTTCTCTCGCACTTCGTCATGGCGCGCCAATTCAATATGTAGTTGAACAGCTACAGAAAGATAGAGAAACGGACATATTTTCATTCTCTAGAGTTATTGCACGTGTTTTAAAGACCTATATACAGGATGGAACAGCACCTGGAAAAAATATCTGTGAAAGCTGTGATGCAAAAGATTCCCTCCGATATCAGGAGGGGTGTGTCACATGCATGTCTTGCGGATACTCTAAGTGCTCTTAAAGGAATGAATATTTTACAATGAAGTGGACAACAAAAATATCTGATCTTGTTAAAGAGGTGGAGCTAAGAAAGAATCCAGTAATCATTACTGTTAATAAGTTTGATGAAAAATCAGCTAAGGAATTTCAGCAGCAAGTCGCCCAGGCTCATAATACAGGACAGAATGTAATTCCCATTGTTATAGACTCTTACGGCGGACAAGTTTATAGTTTGATGTCAATGATAAGCGCAATTAATCATGCAGAACTTCCAGTTGCTACTATTGTTGAGGGAAAGGCAATGTCTTGTGGCGCAATTCTATTTTCTTTTGGAGAGCAAGGATTACGATTTATGGATCCAGATGCCACAGTAATGATTCACGATGTTTCATCAATGAAGCATGGAAAAGTTGAAGAGATAAAGGCATCTACAGAAGAGATGGAAAGATTAAATCAAAAAGTCTACACAATGATGGCTAGAAATTGTGGAAAAAAAGATGATTATTTTCTTAAGCTAGTCCATAAGAAAGGTCACGCAGACTGGTTTTTAGATGCAACAGAAGCTAAGCGACATGGAATGGCAAATCAGATAAGAGTTCCTAAGTTTAATATCAATATTTCAGTTGACATAGACTTTGAGTGAAAAATGGATAAAGTATTTTATAATAAATCATCTTCTTTAAGTCTTGGCTGGGATCCTAACTGGTTTGGGTGCGATCATTTTGACGATACATTGACATCTGCTGTTAGAAAGTGGCAAAAAGAAAGCGGATTAACAGCAGACGGTCTTGTAGGTCCGGCTACATATAGAAGGATTTGGACAGAGAGAGAGTCTGAAATATCTATCTTTAAACCGTCGAGCAGAAATTTTGATTCAAATCGCTGGATAGTTCACAATGGAAAGTTTATTCCCATTGAATGGAATAAGGTTATTCTTTGGGATGAAGATTGCGGACTTGATACAAAGAAGGGAAACTATTATGACTATTCGGGAAAGCCTGAAAGAAAGCCAACATTCTTTGTTAATCACTGGGATGTCTGCTTATCATCAGAGTCATGTGCAGGTGTTCTAAAAAGAAGAGGAGCATCTGTTCACTTTTGTATTGATAATGATGGAACAATTTATCAGCTTTTAGATACACAACATGGCGCATGGCACGCAGGCGGTCAAAAGTGGAATCAAAAATCTATTGGCGTGGAGATATCAAATGCGTATTATACAAAGTATCAAAGCTGGTATGAGAAAAATGGCCTGGGATCTAGGCCAGTTTTGGAGGATTCATGGACCCATGGGAATAAGCATAAGCCTCATCTCGGATTTTATCCAGTACAGGTTGAGGCAGCGCGAGCACTGTGGAAAGCAATCCACATCGGACACGGAATACCATTAGAGTGTCCGCTAAGAGATGGTCAGATGTTGACGGGTGTGTCTTCAGAAGCTGCTAAGGGAAAGTTTGAAGGATTTATTCATCATTATCATCTCACAAGAAGGAAGATAGATTGTGGAGGATTTGACTTAGTGCCAAATCTCCAAATTGTAAGACAGTCGCCTATGTATTGTCTATAGTTTTGTGAGAAATAAATTGGAACTTGTATCGACGCATGTTTGTAAAACACAAAATCTCGGTATGCATGGCAACCTCTTCGGCGGAGTAATGCTTTCCTGGCTGGATGAGGCTGGAGCAGCATTCACGTCCCAGGTGTGCGGAACACCAAGGATGGTGACTAAGTCAATTTCTGAAGTAGTGTTTCAGAAGCCAGTTAGAGCTGGACAGATCATTAAGGTATACGCTGATGTTGTAAGAATTGGAGAATCATCAATTACAATTAGGCTGGAAGCTAGAAGGCATAGTGTGTATAACGGATCACAGAGAAATGTTGTCTCTGTTGATATGGTTTTTGTCAGAATAGACGGTGATGGTGAGCCTGTTCCAATTAAGACAATTAGGTCTGACTATCAGGATAGAAGATCTGAAAAGGAACAGTAAGCTTTTTAACAACAGAAGATAGAGATGGTACTTTTATGAAACATCTGTGATCTTTTTTGTTATCATCTTGGGGTAAAAATGACAGCCGTTAGAGTTACTGAATCCACCGGCTCTGTTGGATCTATTCAAATCGCTGACGGCTATGGGAGCTTTCTATCTGGGACACTGAAGGCTGGGGACAATATCACAATAGCAGATATGGGATCAGGATCTTTTGCAATATCAGCATCGATATCAGCAGGATCTACAATCGGTACTGCAGAAGATAGTGACTATTCTGATGGTCTCTTTTCCAGCTTTACTTCTTCAACAGAAATAGGGACAGCCATTGATAAATTTAATGAAGTGCTTAAAGCGCTTGCACCTGATCCGGGTCCAGATTTAGATGATATAAGCTCTAAAAATACTGGAACAACTTCAATTCTTTCTTTTGGATCGAGCAATAATCAAGCCTCTGGATCTCCTGCATATATTAGTGTCTCAACTTCTGCTGGTCTTTCTGCTGTTGATGTAAACGGATCTTATACAGTAACAACTAGTAGCAATAATATACGGCTTGGAGTTTTTGACGGTGATACACATGTAAGCGGTGTTTTAAATGCTGACGTAGGATCCAATAGCCAGGGAAATAGCGTACAGAATTATCCTGAATTTTCTTTTGGAAATGGTGAAACAGGTGTTCTCCGACTTGAGGTTAACGGCTCTACAATTAAGGAGATCGATCTAACTACGGCAATTATTGGAAGCGGTACGTCAGGGATAGGAACAGGATCATACCTTGATTCAGACGGTTCGGGCTTTAATTTTTTCTCTACTGAGTCAACAGGAACACTTTCAAATGGAAACTCTTTTGCATCCTTTAAGCATAGAACTGGTCAATTTGTTGTAGCGTCAGGAAGCCAGAGGCGCGGGTGGAACTACACTAGAGTTTCACATGTCATGACCGGAACGACATCAAATACAAACTACGTTGAGTGGGTTAATGATGATAACGCTAATTCACTGGCTGCAGCAGGAAATGAATTATCTTTCGTAGGCTCTGGTAGCATTCATCTATCTGGAATTGAATATTTTCAAAGTGGTACTGCTACGTATGCTGCTAGAGTTACGAACGCATACAAGTATGTTTATGATAATACTGACATAACTTTTACAACTTCAAATAGCGCCGCAGCAAGTTCAAGCCCATCATTCTCAATAAGCGCACAGTCAAAGCCCACGATAGGCGGAAGTGAAACACATACCAAGGTTCTTCACATAACTGGATCTGGAGCTGTAACTTCAAATTATTTTATAAGTGGATCACTAACAGCAGGTATCAACGTCACACACCCACTTAAGTCTAATCTTTCAAACAGCGGTCAAGCGTCAGCGACAGGGATATTGATGTATAACTTATCAAATACATCAACAGCCCAATCAGAAACCCTTAGGAGAGAAGACTATAGAATCATTAGCGGTGCATATAGCACTCAGGCTTCTTTGACTGATGCTTCAAACAATTGGGACTCTGAGAAGCACATAACTGGATCTAACGGAGGTCATAGTAACGGGTTACAGGTCTATAATTCTAGACTTTACTCTCCGACTAGTACACTAAGATCAGGTGACTTTAGAGACTCTTCAGAGAGTGGAAAGCTAGATAATTCTCCGCCGGGAAATCCAAACTATTCTGGTGAATCTGGACAGAGAACATTCTATAGATGGTTTAAAAATGAAACTGGATCGACAAAGTATGATCTAACGATTGCAATTAACGGATCAGGAACAACAATTGTCACACCTGCGACAGCACTTAATAGTGGAAGAATTAGAGTTTTTGTCAAGTTTCCATCTGATGGAACAAGGGAGACTGGGTGGCTTGATCTAGCAACTGAGTTTGTACTTGATTCCTATGATGATAATGATGGTGCGCATACAGCGAATGGCGGCTTAAGCTTTGATAGCAGCTTAAATGCTACAAACTATGTTACCCTTGGTACAGTTGGGATCGGAGATGATGAATACATTGGATTGAGAATTGAAGCAGATACAGCCTGGACAGGCTACATAAGTCAAGTTACTGTAACGTTTGGTGCGGGAACAGGAACAATAGCTGCAGTTCCAGACCTAGACGACATTGACTGCAATGACGATGGAACAGATTGCAATCTTTCCTTTGGATCTTCAAAGTCAATATCAGGATATACTGATGTAGGAACAGCTGCAGGATTTTCTGCTACAGATGTTAATGGTAAATATCAAACCGCTGCTTCTTCAAATAACTTAAGAAGATCTGTCTTTGCTCTTGATACAATTATTGAAGGTGATTTAAATGAGGATGTTTCTGCAAACTCTCCTGACTATGTTGCAAATTCATTCTCTGATGCAAACAGCGGCTCATTAAAGCTTGAGGTAAATGGGTCTGTTATTCACACAGTTGAAATAACTGGATCATATAATCTAGTAGGCGCTGGAGAACCCGGATCTGGCACAGGAACATCTTTGAACAGTAATAGCTCAGGATTTTTCGACCTGAGTGTCTGGAGGCCTGCAGAGTGGGATAATGAAGTTCCCTATTATCCTGAGACACATAGAACAGGAAAGTGGAGAGTTAGAACAGCTGATCAGAGAAACGGATGGAACTATGCAAGAGTGATCCACACTGTGGGAGGAAGCGATAGAGAGACAAATTATGTTGAATGGGTAAATGACAGTAATTCAAATGCACTAAGCGCTGACGGATTGATTCTACAGCCCTTTGGAGATGATAGTTTATTTTACCTAAGCGGTGTAAAGTATTTTGTTGAGCCAAGCGGAAGTATTGAAGTCAGGGTGTCAAATCTCTATAAAAATGTTTATTCAGATAGCAATTCAGCAGTATCGTTTACAAATTTGACAAATGCAACAGGTGAAAAGATTATTCAGGCAGGAACTGGACTTTCATCGACAAAGTCAACTAGCTCATCTACAGACAGTCTTCAAACGCTAAGCACATCTGCAAATTCTCAAAATGATGACGCGAACGTCACTGGATCCATTCAATTTTCACGATCATCATCTCTAAGCGGATCCTTTTCAACTGCATATAGTGCTTCTGGGTCTCTTGTCTTTGATCACCCGCTTAAGACAAATTTAACAACATCTGTTGTGACATCATCAATTCTTCATGTTTATTCTGCAAGCGATAATTCAAATGCAAACACTACAGAGTATTTTAACGGAGAGGTATTCAGAATTCAGAGCGGAAGCTTTCCTACACAGGCAANTGTTACATCTACTTCTTATAACTGGTCATCTACAGGTTCGATAAATGATAATAGCAATTTTTCTGGATACTATACAGGCCTCATGCTCTATGATGGAAAGTTAATAAGCCCACTAAAGGGCGGAAATAGTGGAGACTTTAGGAGATATAGTGAGGGAGGAGTTTTAGATGGACCGGTTAGTAATGTAAATTATAGCTCACTTGGTGTTTCAACTAGAGAATACTATAGAGGATTTTTAAATAATACTACAAATGATAGGCCCAGCGTGACAATTGTAGTATACGGAGATGCTACAATTGTAGGAAAAACAGGTGCAAATGCTGCATCCCTTGGTGCTAATAAGAATATTTTTGTTGAAGTCAACATTCCCGCAAAGACAGCATTTTTAGATTTAGGAAAGCCATCCGCAGGGGCAGGAAATACTAGTGCAGGAGATGGATGTCTAAGTGGAGATCTTGATGCAACTGTTGATGGAGGAGGTGCATCAAATACATGCACATTTAATGGGTCTACTGTAGATGGAACTGTCTCTGGTGCAGAATATCTTGTGATAAAGATATCTTCTCATAAAAGCTGGACTGGGTACGTTTCACAGGTAAGCGTGAGCTGGAGCTAGAATGGCAGGAAAAAGTAATACTTCAGCAACATTTTTTGCACAGAAGAAGCTTCTTGGAAAGGCTCACACGTCAAACCTTAAAGTTGACGGTGAAGAAGTTATTGGATCCAATATCCAGGCTGCATCAACTCTTATATTTGGAGAAGATATACCAACTGGCCCAAGTCAGACGCTTTACCTTATTCAAAGTGCTTCAAATGGAGGAGCTGCAACTGTTGAATATATTCAGTTTGTTCTCACAGCCCTAACAGGCACAACGTACGACGCTGACTCTTCTGGCGGCGGTGCAGGATCAGACTCAGGTGAATCTTCTCAGTCATCTGGCCCTCACTGCTATAAGTTCGTAATGCCTTCTGACTATACGTCTAACTCTAGTAACGCTAGGGAGGGAAATGGAACATTTAATAATAATAAGATTGTTCACGAAACCCTCGGTGCACTTCAGCTAATTCCCCCATTCTTTTCACAGGATTCGCCTAATCCGTATATAGTGAAAATTTTCGAGGATGACGGTGGTGACGCTGGTGATGAGATTCCCCTTTTGGATAATATTGACTGGAATGTAGACTACTACAATGGTGTTTTATTCTTACAGGATTACGATTCAGGGAAGATACCTGCACATGCAAAAGCTTTTGCGTATGTTGGAAAAATGCTTGATGAAGTTGTTTCTAGCGGAAGTAGTGGAGGAGGAGGAGACGGAGATCCAAATGCTACATACCTTGTTAAGACGGCAACAGGATCACTTAGTGCAGAGAGGGCTTTAGTTGCAGGAACAGGATTAAACTCAGCAGACGCTGGTGCAAATGGTAATTTCACACTATCTGTAAATAATTCTGTTGTTGCAACACTTACTGGTTCAATATTTTCTGGTCCTGTGAAAGCTTCTCAGATAACGGGATCCCTTACACGTCTTACTAATGGGACTTCATATATGTCTGCTGGGTCTGATATAACTGTAGCATCGTCTTCAGCTGGGCAAATAACCGTAACATCTACTGCACAGGATCAGAGAAAAAAATTCCTATATGAAGTTACAGGATCCCATCAGTCATCTGGTAGATTAGAAATACCATCTGTAAATTTCTCTAATGTAGAATATAATCCCAATAGAATTGACATATTTGTAAATGGTCAGATGATGAGTTCTGGATCTGGGAATGACTATTCTCTCCCACACACAGGGTCTATTAAATTTACCTTTGACCTAATTTTAGGAGACATTGTCACAATTAGGACTTACTAAGCGGTGACATCAAAAATCTTATAAAGTTTCTTCATTTTATAAATTAATTCGTATTCACAGTTTTTTTTGATACTTATGACTAGAGCTACACCAGCCATGGAATCTAGTCAAAAAATGAAAGAATATTCTACTCCAGACCTATCTCTTGCTGCCTTTTTATTAATGAGGGGTATCAAGCTAATAGGTGCAGAAAGGCTATCAAGTGGAAAATTTAATTTTACATTTAGTGATCCCGACAATAGATGCGGGATTTTAGCTTTAGAGTTTCTGAACTCGGAATTTTCTGATTATGATAATCATATTAGAAACCTCAAGAAGGTGATATATAGTAAGTGAGGCAAAGGTCTCACAGTTAAATTTCTTCCTTTGTTAAAGACAGCATACGTTAATTTGATTAAATTTTGTTGTTAAGGATTTTGTTAGATTTTTAATCTAACGTCACACAATGTGACCTAGATTACGCCAATAATCTATAAAACAAAGGAAAAATAAATAATGGCTAATAAAACACAAATTAGGGTAACTCAGCTTTCAGGATCAATTCCGGGAGATACTGAGTCAGCAGCTGCATCAACCGGCCTAGCTCTCTCAGACCTCGGTGATATTCTTGATCACATGGCCTCCTCTATTAAAAGAATGCACGGTGCAGCTACTTTCACAGCTAACGCATCGGGTTCATTCTCAACAAACATCTACCCAGCTTCAGATGACGGAGCTGCTCTAGGTTTCACTGATAAGAACTGGTCAGATCTCTATCTTGCTGATGGAGCTGT